TTTTCCAATATTGTTTCATTATGAAATGGAACCCAACCTAAATATACAGAATTGTTCTTCTTGTTTAATAGATAAACACACGCATCCTTATATATTGACTTATATGTGTTCATCATTTCATTGAGATTATAATCTGTTTTAGGTTTTTTTGAATCTAAATATTTATACATATTTGGAAATATAGAAAACATAGTCGATTCAGGATGTTTTACAAACGAATGGTGGATTCTTTCAGGTATTTTTAAAGAATAATTATTGGAAAATAACAAAAATATGATGCTTATTGCTTTGTAAAAAACCATTTTGTTACTTATTAATTCTATTTAATATTAGTCTATTTTTTACCTTCTAATTCTTTAGCTTTTTTTTTATCTCTTTTTATTTTGTTAAGTATAAGCTCACATATTCTACAAATTGTAACATCAACACATTCTTCAACTTTTTGACGTAATACCAATACTTTATTATCTCCTTTTGCTATTTCTTCATCGGTTATATATCGTTCTTTTGCCAATAGTTGTTGTTTTTTTGGTCCTTGTGTATCTCTCCATTCTAAACGTTTTTTGTAAACATCTTTATCTGGAAAGATTAGAACTGGTATTACATAATCTGGTGCTTCTAATAAATATTTACCATAACATGCACCAAAAACAAAAGTTGTATTTAATTCATTATTTGCTTTTTCTGACATTTTGATTATTCCATTTAATTTTTCTCTATTCCAATGATCTTCTCCATCTAATGCCATACATCCATAATTTTGAAATCGCTTTACACATGTTGTTTTTCCAACTCCTGGTGGACCACCAATCCATATTATTCTTTTTGTCGCTAATAATTCACCACAAATTTTATGTACAAAACAATTTGTAGGAGGAGATATTATATTTAAACCTCTTTTTGTTTTTTTTTGCTTTGTATCCCAATATTCTTGATTGTTCTTATTATTTTTGAAAATAGCTTCTATTTCCTTTATTTTTTTAGGATGCATATAATTTATACATAAAAAAAATAGTAATTTTTTTATTCTTTTTGTTATAAGTTTTATCCCATTAATTAATGAGTATTAGAGTCAATAATTCATTTATACATATTTACAAAAGTCCTAGATGGGTTCAAGATTTTTTAGACTATATTGTATCTTTACTTAAATATGTTATTATCAAACACGATTTATCAATAAATATTATAATTGGAAACAATGCATGTAAATATAAAGATACTGGACATAATTTTAAGAATAACAACAAACAAATTCAAATCAACATAAATTATGAACATACACTCCTTAAAGATGAAGGTAAAATTAAAGCTCCTAAAAGTAAAGTAGTATGTAACAATACAAATTATTTAGTATATTTCAAAAATTTTGAGAATTTAGTAAAAAGTGATATATTATTAGATTATAGTCTTCCAAATTTATACAATGTTAGAACGTGTTTACATTATGAATATATGTCTAAAAAACATTTGTATATAGCACCAAATTTGTATGATCATCTTCATATTCAACACAAGAATCGCAATATTAATTCATTAACAACATTTCTTAACGTATTCGGGAAAAGAAAGGCATTTTTAAAAAATATTAAAAATAATAATTTGAAACATTCTAATATCAACAATTGTTTCAAAAAAACAGAAATACAAAAATTATATCAAAATACTAAAATATTGATTAATATACATAGAAGATATGAGGCACATTCATTTGAAGAACTAAGATGTTTACCAGCATTACAAAATGGTGCAATAGTTGTTTCAGAAAAATCTCCATTAACAAATCTTCTACCATATAACAAACTCATAATATGGGAAGATTATGACAATATTATTGATAAAGTTAAGGAAATATTGAATAATTATGAAAAATATTATAAACAAATTTTTTGTGAGAAAAATATCAATGTCTTGAAAAATATTGAATTAGCAAACAAAAAATCGATTGAAGTCAAAATACTCAATAAACTGAATAATTTATAATAATAAAATAGTTGTTAAGGATTATTCAATAGATTTCTTAAATAATATGATTTGTAAAATATCTTGTAGTATTGGTGAACTAATTGATAAAATCAGTATATTAAAAATTAAACTACAAAAATCAAACAACAAAAAACTTTCAAAAAATATTAGTAAAGAACTCGAATTAATAACAAGTGAAAATCCTATTTCAAATGTTAAAGATGACTTGTTTTTAAAACTTTATAAAATTAATCATAAATTGTGGATATTAGAAGATAATATTAGAATTAAGAGTAAAAATAAAATTTTTGATAGTGAATATATTCAAATTTCTGAGAAAATACATAAATATAACGATCAAAGATATATTATCAAAAATAAAATTAATACCAAATACTTTTCAGACTTAAAAGAAGAAAAAATTTATACATCTAATATAGATAATCTAAAATCAATAGCACTTTTAGAAAAAGGAAAATACTTATATACTAATGGTTCTTATGAAGATTCTTATAAAATTATACATGAACTAATGAATAAATACAAAGACTATGCCGAATTTGATGCCTTTTTTGTAGATCTACTATTTTCATATTCAAATATTACAAACATATTCAAATATAAAAATATTCATTTTCATAAAATAGAAACTTTTATGAAAACAATTGATAGTTGTAAATTAAGTAAAGAACAAATTGTTTTTTGTAAAGAATTATATGTTATACATTGTTTATCAAAACTTAAATATAATGATGCTAAAAAATATTTGGGATATTATAACAGTATTTCAGGTCCAAATGTTAATAGTGAAAATATATCTTTTTTTAAGAAAGATGATATTGATAAAACCTTATTAATTTATGATGGGGGAGGATTAGGAGATAAATTTATGCTTTGCCGCTTTGTTCCGATTTTGTGCGAAAATTATAGAAATAACAATATAGTGTTATTTATAGACGATAAACTTTTGTGGATTTTTAATAAATTGTTCAAAAATATTAGTAATCTTATTATTATTTCATATAAAAATCATATTTCAATTCCAAAATTTGATTATCATACTAATTTGATAAAACTTATTGATTATTTGAATTATGATTATAATAATTTACCTAAACAATTGTTTATTAACTCAATATTGAATGAAAATATATGCCAAAATTGTAAAAATATAGTGTCTTTCTTAAAATCTTGTAATAAAAAGAAGTATATACTAAATTGGTTTGGAGGATCCAAAAATAATCATGAAAAATACAATAGAAAAATGGATTTATTACATGCTATTCCTCTTTTAAAACAAGAAAATATACAATGGGTTGTAATATCCAAGAATGTAAATGAAAATGAACGTACAATTTTATCAAAATACAATGTTTTATATTGTGGAGACTATATTGATAATGAATATGATGCCTTCCAAGAATCTGTTAACATTATAAATAATGTAGATGCACTCATTTCAACAGATACATGTTTAGTTCATATTTCACCTTGCTTAAATATTAAAACATTTGTATTGTTAACGATTGGAAATGAATGGAGATGGTCTTCTTTGGATAATAAAAGCTATTGGTATCCTGATTCTATTTTGATCAAGCAAACCAAATATGGAGACTGGAAAGATGTTATTAATAGATTAAGTATTTTACTCTTTTTGGAACAACCCTTTAACGAACTATTATAATAATTATCTACTACGAAGTCTATTTTTTCTACGAGTCGCTTTCAATTTTCTCATTCTCTTTAACTTAGTTTTCCAACGTAATCTGGAAGTTGATTTTTTATATCTACAACTTCCACCTAAAATTCGTAAATTTACATCTATATGTGACTCATTTTCTAATTTGTTATCTTCAAGAGTACCATTATTCAAAATTTTACCACTATTTGTTAAATATTGTAAATCATTTGGAATATATTCAATATCTTCTATCAAATTTTTTAGTTGACAAATTGTGAGAGATTTATCAACATCATAAACTTTAGAATTATTTGCAAATTTGATAAACAATTGCATTATAGATAAATAGAATTTTTTACTTATTTATATATGTTATCCTCATATTTTGATAAGAAGTTAATTACATAATTAGAATATTCTTCACTATCACACCCATGTATTATATTTGTCCAATCTTTTGTATGTTTTTTGTATATATTTCGAAATTTATGCTTCAGATTTACAACATCTTTACAAATAAACTTTTTGATCCCCAATTTAGGATTTTCAATTTGTATTATTATTATTCTAATTATTTCGCCTTTGTTTTTCAATAAATCGCATTTTTTATCAAAAACCCCGTCTTTTTGGTTTTTTTTGAAACCAATATCCTTTTCATAAATTTTGTAAATAAACTCTAATAAAACATTATCTTTTATTGTGAAATCAAAAAATTTGATCACATTTATTCTATCTCTTTCTTTTAACAAATTAGTTGCTTCATCAAAATATAGTATCATTGGATGCCATAATATTAAAACATAACACATTTTTCAATATATACGTATTGTTAATGTTTTTTCATAATATATAATTATAAACCTCTTTCAGCTAAATTCCTATTGGGAATTGAATCAAACCATTTATGAGTCATTGCTTCTTTTGCAGTCATACGTTCATTATGATCGTATTTTAATAGTTTTTCAATAAAATCAATATTATTTTTGTTTGCTAAATGAGAATTATCATTATTAATAAAGTTATTTAGTTCTTTTTTTTCGTAACTTTTTTTGTTCATCTCATGCAAATAGAAAGGGTCTATTATTAGATTATATTTTTCACAATAATCCAATAAATCCTTTTTTCCAAGTAATTTTACAATTTCACCCAATTGACTAAAGTTGTCACTACCTCTTAAAAATGGATCTTTTTTGAAAAGAATACCTGCTACTAAACATCCTAAACTCCACATATCTAAACCATAACCATGATGTCTATTTATTGAACCATAACGTAAATCGAGTAATAATTCAGGTGCTTTAAAATAACGTGAAGCAACTCTAATATTATATTTTTTTTCTGGGAAATAAAATTCTGCTAATCCACAATCAATTATTTTTAATTCTCTTTTTTTGTGATTGATAACTATATTATGGGGTTTTATATCTCTGTGCATAATACCACGTGAATGACATGATTCTATTCCTATAAGCATTTGGTCTACATAATATACACAATCAGAATGACTGAAAGTAGGATATAAATCTCTAAAATGAGTATTTTCAACATATTCAAATACTAAACATGGTATATTGTTTTCTTCATCTTTTACTAAATCTAACAATTGTATTACATTTTTTGCTCCAATCAATGCTTGTAATATTTTTACTTCACGTAATATTTTATTTGTTTTTACAGGTTTCAACATCTTAATTACACAGTCATTTCCTTTTTTAATGTGAGTTCCTTTGAATACTTCAGAATATCTACCTCTACCAATTTTTTCATAAACAAGATAATTATTTGTATTTTTCCAACTTATTTTACTATTTTTGTAATCCCAATAATTTCTTGGATTTTTCATATTAATATTTTGATATACTCTTGAAGGTAAATAATCCTGTAAATCATTGTTATTTTCTGCCATTAAATTTAACAAAACATATTATTCTTTATAATATTTATTAAAAATGAATACATAATAAATATTATTTGAATTACAAATGGTTAGATTTTTAAATATAATAAGTCAAGGTAATTCGACAATGGAAATTGATACAGAAAATAAAAAAGATGATAATATCAAAAAAATAGATAATACAACGAATTTAATGTCTTATATTGATGATAATAAAGAAAGTTTTTCAGAAGAACTATACATTCAACTTGGTAAAGCGTTAATGAATATTCAAAATAAGCACAATTATTTTAGAATAAAATATACACAACTAACTGTAATATGGCAAAAATCAGGGAATATTGAAGATGATAATGGATTTTATAAAAATACTTCTGAAGTTTTAAGTTGTGTATTGAATGGATTTAAAACAACAAATTATGATTCAATTTATACAACAAATACTACAATATGTCATGGAAAAATACCAATAGATTTAGACGAAACACCATATTGGACAGTTGGTACTGTTATTCATGGAGAATCTGGACCAAATTTATATATTATCAATGAAATCGATAAAATTGTAATATAAAAATGATTTATTATTCTTTAATATTCTTGTATACATAAATTACTAATTAATAAAATGGATCATCTTAGACCGGATTTGATGATCAAATTGACATACCATTTGTGTTTTACAGATTCAATAAATTTGTCAATTATTAACAAAACGTATCACCAAACAATTAGTAATTGTCCAAAATGCGTAAAAAGAAAGATAAATATCCATAAAAATATTATTAACTCGTGTATGTATCATGTAAGGAAAAAAATTATGTTATATTATTACGAATTGCCTGATAAAATCAGATTTGCTCTTATTAATAAAGATACATGCTATACAAGTATTGATAAAGAATTAAAACCATATATAGACGGATGGAACTTAAATATACTTGAATATTCTATAGGAAAAGTTAAAGAATTAAATATATAACAAAAAAAATAACATATTTATGATTTAAGTTATAACTCATTTGTATCATATTTATAAACATACGATAATACTTCATTACAAGGTAATGCATTATCCATTTTTGTTTTTTGTATATTACATAACTTTAATGATTTAGGATCATAAAATGGTATATTTGCCATTGGATTTGAATCTACTTTACATATTTTTATATTTAATGTAACATCTTCGTCACTTGTAGTGCTATCTTTCCTATCAACAATTGTATACGCATCTCTTTGGTTGAATTTTTTGATAAATTCTTTTTTTCCATTTTGAAGAACATAATGGTCAGTATATTTAGAAAATCCTTTAATATCATAATTATTCAAAATATTTGCAATATCTGAATACATTTTATGTGATTTTGTCATAATATTTCTATAAGATAAGTCAAACTTTACAATACGTGATTGATTCAAAATTCTGTGTAAACGATATCTTACAAAGATTAGATTTAGCAATTCATCTTGAATACATTTTGAAAATGCCCATTGTCCATCAATAATTCTACTATTTTTTATAATTTGATCAAAATCTATACTTAATCTTAAACCAAGAACATATGAATCTCTTGCAATATAGTCTAATTTATCAGTATCTATTCCATGTTGAGTATTATTCACAATATTGAACTCCCATCTTTTTTCTCCAATCGGTGGATCAATAACCTTACATATAAAGTCTATTTGATCATCATTCAAATCTAAATCTTTTGCTATTTCACGAAACATATAAATTGACCTTTGTTCATGTGTTATCCAATTATTAGTTTTTTCTATTTTTCCATCTTTTATTAGTTTTGAAATAACATATTTATCAAAACCGTGACTTCCGGGTCCATGCCCAATATCATGACATAATCCACCCAAACAAATTAGTTCTTTAATATTTGAATCAATATTCAAATGTTCTAATAATTTACTAGTAATTGCATATGTACCAATCATATGAACTTTTCTACTATGAGTAGCACTTGGATAAATTCGATAAGCAATACCAGTTTGATATATATAATGAGTTCTATCAAAATATGGATGATCTATAATTTTTTTTGCAATTTCTGATACTTTTATATCACCATGAATTGGATCATGAATTAAAGACATTTTTCTGTTTTGATTTATATTTTTCTGATAAACTATAATCATTTTTTATAAGTTAATATTAATTAAAAAATATCAAATCCTATGTTATGTATAAGAATACATATTCAAGAATATCATCATTACAATTTGGTACATTAAGTCCTGAAGAAACAAGAAAGAATTCTGTTACTGAAATTACTAAATATCAAAGTTTTAAAGCAGACGGAAAACCCATTCCACAAGGTCTATTTGATACCAAAATGAGTCCAACTGACAAATCTGAAAGATGTGAAACAGATTTATTACCAATGGATTTAACTCCTGGATATTTTGGAAGAATAGAACTAAATGTACCAATATATAATCACTTTTTTATTGATACTATTTCTGAAATTTTATCATTAATTTGTATTGAATGTGGAAATCTTTTAATACCACCTTTTGACTCTGAAAAAAATCCAAAGTCTATGTCAATTGAAAAGATAATCCATTATTCAGACAAATTAATTCCATCTGAAAAAGATTTGTTAAGTTTACCAAAAAAACTTAGAATGGCAAGGTTAAAAAAAATTGAACAAAAAAAAGATGAGGACAAAATTTGTCCTATATGTTCGTGTATTCAACCTAAAAAATATGTTAAAAATTTAAGAACTATAGACTCTATAGATGCTGTTTATAAAAACAAAGATATTAGATCTATATATCCAGAATATGTTTACAGACTTTTCAAAAAAATTTCAAGTAAATCATGTTCTATTCTTGGTTTAGACTATTATAATTCAAATCCTTCATCTCTTGTACTTCATAATATACCAGTATGCCCCCCTTTATGTAGACCATTTATAAAACAAGGTAATGGTTTATTATCTCAAGATCATATTACACTCAGATATGAAGAAATTTTGAAATCAAATATGACAATAAAAGGATATTTAAACAAAGGACAACATAAACAAAGAGAACGTTTCCGTGAATATTTAGCACATGATATTGCTACATTATTTGATAATGATCCTAATGGCACATTTCCATCATTACCAAGAGGAGCAAGCCAACCACATCAAACATTTGCACAACGTTTAAGAGGTAAAGAACCTAAAACTGGACGTATTCGTGGGAATTTATTGTCAAGACGTGTTGAAATGTCTGGTCGAAGTGTTATTACACCAGATCCAATGATTGATTTAAATGAAATAGGAATACCAAAAAAAATTGCTAAAACTATATCGTATCCTGAAAAAGTTAATTTATCAAATAGATCTTTTCTTGAAAAATGTATTGAAAATGGAAAAGATGTTTATCCAGGTGCATTAGGTTTGATCAGAAACAATACAAATTTTACAATAAAACCAAAACCTAAAACTTTATTAGAAGTCGGCGATATTGTTCTACGTCATCTTATCGATGGGGATTACGTTCTAATGAATAGACAACCAACTTTACATAAAAAGAGTTTTATGGGACACAAAGTCAAAATAATGGATGGTTACAGTTTTAAACTAAATGTTAATGTTACAGAACCATATAATGCCGATTTTGATGGAGATGAAATGAATTTACATTGTCCTCAAACAATTTCTACTTTAACAGAAGTTATAGAACTTGCCGGTTTAAAAAACCAAAATATGAGCGGAGCTTCTAATAGTCCAGCAATTGCATTTGTTCAGGATAATGTACTTGCCGCATATATGATGACAACTAATCAAAATGCTTTTAGTCAAAGAGAATTTATGAATGTTATTGCTCGTGGAGCACCATATTATTATGGTATTTCTTCTAAAAATAGTTTTTCAGGTAAAGAAATTCTTTCATTTTTTACACCTAATTATACTGACACAATAACTAAAACTGTTAATAAAAAAGATTTAATAAAAATTATTTCTAAATGTTATCACGAATTTGGTGAGCATAAATGCTTTGAAATGACTGGAAGTATGCAAAAATTATTAAATGAATATCTTATACACCATACTTATAGTATTGGCCCTAAAGATTTACAAAGAAGTAAAGAAATACATAATAAAGTCGATGATGCTGCATCACAAATGATTAAAAATATATCAAAAAGAATAGAAAAAATACATAATTCTCAAGTTGATTGTGATAAGGATTTATTTGAACAGTTTGTTAATGAAGAAATTGCAAAAGCTACATCAATTAGTGAAAATTTACTATATAAAGATGAAAAAAGTCGTTTTGAACCAATGATTAAATCTGGTTCTAAAGGAAAAAAGAAAAATATTACTCAAATGAAAGGATTTTTAGGACAGCAAATTGTTAATGGTAAAAGAACTAATACTGGATATACAAATAGAACATTACCTCACTTTCACAAATATAGTGAAGATATTTCTACAAGAGGCTTTGTTCGTAGTTCTTTAAGTAAAGGTCTTCATCCTTTTGAATTTTTCTTTCATGCTGGTGGAGGTAGAGAAGGATTAATTGAACAAGCTCTTCAAACAGGACAAACTGGTTATATACAAAGACAAATGGTTAAAACACTTGAAGATATGACAATAAAATGGAGTCACACCGTTAATGATGCTCAAAACAATATAGTTCAATTTTCTTATGGAGATGATAATGCTACTGGAGAAAGTATTCAAGAAATTAATATTAGAAATATATTTTGTTCTTATGACCAGCTTGACTTGAAATATAATTTACTTTCTAATGCTTCAAAAGAACATTTGAAAATTAGTATTGAACCACAAATTATAAAACAAATACCTCAAGATACTAAACTTTTTGAAAAATATTTTGAACAATTTATTGAAATGCGTAATGAACTTATTGATGATATAATTAACACTGAAAAAGAATGCAATCAATCAAATATGTTTAAAGTATACCATTCTATAAATATAGATGAAAAATTACAAATTATTATTAATAAGTACAAACTATCAAAAACTAATAAAACAGACTTAGATCCAACTACAATACTTATTAGTTATAAAGAATTATTTGAACGTTGTTCTATTAGTCAATTTTTTGAATGTGATTATCTTTTTAAATTTTTAGTTTATGCTAAAGCAGGACCTAAACAATTAATTTGTGAACACAGATTAACTCGAGAAGCATTCAAAGAATTTTTATTGAATTTAGAAAAAAGTTACAAATTTTCAAGAATTGAACCCGGAGAACCAGTTGGGATTATTGCCGCACAATCAATTGGTGAACCTTGTACTCAATTGACTTTAAATAGTTTCCATTTTGCTGGAGCAGGAAGAAGTCAAGGAGTACCCCGTCTTAAAGAATTGATGTATCTTGAACCAAGTGGTAGAAATAATTCATCATCTCATATATATTTAAGAGAACCACATTGTTTTATTGAAAAAGATGCCCAAATTATTTTATCTGAAATAGAATCAATAACAATTAAAGATATTTTGAAATCTTATGAATTCTTTTTTGATTCTAAAAATGTTTCTAATGAAAAAGTATTGCATTATAAAAAATTAGAAATTGAAACTGGAGTTCACGAAACTATTACATCGCCCTGGATTTTAAGATTTGAACTTTTAAAAACTAAAACTTCTTCATTATACGATACTTGGGCAATTCTTAACGATCAAGATTATATTAATAATCCTATTCTTGATATTGAAAATTATGCTATATTTTTCCGTATAGATGTTGAAGATGCTACAAATGCTAATGGTAAAAATAGAATTATTCCTTTACCTAAAAAGGGAGAAATACCTATGGATTTTCAAATATCAAAAATCAATGATATAGTTGATATTGGCATTTTACCACTACAAATTAACGGTATTCAAAATATTAGTAATGCTAAAGTTGAACAATTTATTAGTTATTATAGAGATCCAATTGTTGGTTCTGTTATAGAAAAGAAAAAATATTTTATTACAGCCAATGGCTCACAATTAATAGATCTTTTCAATAATCCAGCAATAGATACACAAAAAACTGTTTCTAATAATGTACTTGATATTTATGAAACTTTTGGTATAGAGGCCGCCAGACATATATTAATTGAAGAATTATCAGCTGTTTTGAAAGATGTTGGCGATTTAGATATACGGCATATTTCATTATTAGTTGATAGAATGGTTGGTACAGGAACACTTTTATCAGTTAATATGAGAGGTATGGACGGTTATGAAAATGGCCCTTTAACAAAAGCTTCATTTGAAAGAATCACCAATGAATTTATTAATGCTGGTTTAAGAGGAGAAGTTGAAAATGTTAATGGTATGGCATCTAATATTATAACTGGACAAGCACCACCCACAGGTACTGGCACCGTTTCAGTATCTATTGATGAAGAAATGTTCAATCAATTTTATATTTTCAAAAACACAACCAAATCTAAAAAAGGTAAAAAATCAACCACAAAACAAAATTACAAAAAAAAGAATATTGTACACTTTAGTATAGATTAAGTTTATTAATTCACTACCAAAATATGTAATAAATTTCCCAGATCAATAATACATATATTGTGGTACTAATCAATACATTTCCCATATCAAATGCATTTGATGTAATATAATTTTCATTTGAATAAACATAGATTTCATTTAAATTTTCGTATGTTTCATTTAATGGCGTTGGAAACCATGTTGCAAAGCCATGATAAACATTATGTTCATGTTGTCTTACTATATCATCGTGATAATGTTCTTGATCATCCATATTTTGCTTTATAATTAAGCAAACTTAATGTAATCATTTTTGTTTTTACACATTTTTTGTTTTATTTTTTGTCCAGTTTTTAGATTTGTCAAACATGTGAATGGCACATTTTCTAAAATTGATACAAAATCAATAGGATTTGGATGAATAACATCAATTTTGTTAACTTTTTTAATATTTGAGACTAATATATTTAATAGACTATTTTCATCTTCATTTGGTTCAAAACAATCATTAGAATATGTGGATACATATGAATCAAATGAAC